ATTGTATGTATATGATGATGCCGGCAGCATTTTTGAATTACAATTTACCTTAATAGACATATTACTTCTGTCAATATTGCTGGAATCCAACACACCTATATACATATAACATTTGCTTATGTCAAGTACTCCTGCTGAGTTTTCTCTCATCATAAAAGCTTGACAATTTGGTATAGCGTCACATAAATTTTCGCAATTATTGCTTCCATCTATTGCTTCATAATATAAGGACGCAGATGATGCTGCTGTTGATGGTCCGCTTCTAAAGTCGTAAAATCGGGTTTCTCTACTTTTACAAATGTCTACATATTTATTAACATTAAAAGTCTCTACAATGGTCTCGGGTTTAATATGCAAACTATTTTGAATAATACTTTGTACAAGTATTAAATCGTTCAAATATAATAAATATACACATGTTATTACTATAAATATTATTAAACCCTTTTTAAATAAACTTTTGATATTTTGATTATTAAATCTAATCTTGCTTTTCATATTATTTTAATATTTTAATATATAATATTAAAATATTTATATATGTATATATTTATAAAATAATGCTTAACTAGATATAATATATATTTTATAAAATATATATATAATAGTTATTCCTAAAACATATATTAAATGTTGAGAATTTCTATTATATAATATATAAATTAAAAATACAATTACAAACATTGCATATAAAAAATCTATCAAGTTTGATAGAAAATTATTGCTATTATTGTTAGTGCTATGGTTATTATGGCTATGGTTATGGCTGCTATTAATGCTGCTATTAATGCTGCTAATACCTGATTGCTCACAATTGCAGTTCATGCTGTTGCAATCACATTTAATTTTGCTACAATTTCCATTAATACATCCTAAATAATCTATGGAATCAACTATTGAACTATATGAGTTACTATTTATAGTATTAGCATTATTATTTTGAATTAACACTTCTTTTGAGTTTAATAAATTATTATTTTGATTAACATCTTCATTTAATTCTTCGCTATAAAATAATATTTTATTTTCATTTATCATATTATTATAATACTAATAATATAATAATATATTTTTTTTGAATAATATATTTTTTTTGAATAATATATTATTCTCATTTTCTTTCATTTTCTCTCATTTTCTCTCATTTTCTCTCATTTTTTCCTCATTTTATTATAAAGAAATAATGCACTAATAATAATTAATATTAGGATTGTGTTTTCAACTATTTTAAATTGTGTTAAAAAGGTTGTATCGTCTAATCTTCCATTATTGGCTCCGCCAAATCCTAATAAGTTATTAAGTTCTTTGTTTCTATCTTTTATTCTTACATTTAAAGCAATTATGGCTTCTGTGTCAAATTTATTTAAATAATTTATAGAAGATATGTCTCTGCTAATATCGTCTAATCTGTTAAATAAGCTTTCATAAAATTGTTTTAATTTAATAATTTGTGTATCTAAATATATTTCATTACTTCTGGAAGGATTGCATATATAGTCTCTAAATGAGTTTGCTAAAGTTCCGTTATTTGCAAAGTTGACAGTGTCAATCATTATTAGGCCTTCATAAGCTTTTAGTGGGACAATATAATTTTTATATAGTGCAGGATCTTGTGTAGTAATATTTCGATTACTTTCATTAAGTATAGGTTTTTTGTAATAAGCGTAATATTGCTTAGGAGCATAAATTTTCTTGTCTACAGAATATTTGAAGCATTTTTGGTCTCCGACCGCAAAAGCATTATTATATAATAAGTTATTGCATGTGTCTATTGTGCTAGTTTGTTTAGTAAATGGGTTAAAGGTTGTGTTAAATAAATTGAAAGCTTTTTCTATAATTGAGTTGTCGCCTATTACGGAAGGTTGGGTGCTATCTTGTTTGGGTATATAACAATTAGTATATTTAATATTGCTTGGTCCTAGCGAAATATCATTAACTAAAAAAAAGTCGCTATTATTTCTTAAAGCCTGTATTTCACAGTTTCTCACGCTTGTTGTGCGGTATTTTTTATATGAGTTAAATAAAGTTGAATTAAAGCTCAATTCTGTAGTAGCAGCAGGTTTTAAATAACAATCATCAAACATAAATAGCTCCTGATTATTCATTAATCTACTAATATATATAGTTATTATATTACTATATATAATAAATTTTGTAATATAAATATTGTAATTACTGTTTTTTTTAATATAATTTACAAATCCTATAAAAATCGGCTTGAATGGCTGTTCTGCTAGAGCGTACTATTTTAACAACGTCATCGGGGCGAATTCCTAAAACTAGTGATACAGGGCTGAAAAAGGAGATGTCTGGTATTTGTGTTTTATCCATAATGTTATATTTTTTCATGAATGCTTCTTTTTCGTCTAATGAAAGCAGTGTGTGTTTTGGTACTAAACAATGTTTTAGTATATTAAACTGTAGGCGTTTAATATTTAATAAGGACACATAAATGTTTTCAGAAACCCAAATATCTTTAATGTTTTCTATCATAGTATCATTTGGTTCATCTTTAATAATAATCATTAAGTCATCTTTTTTTTCTAATATTGTTTCAATATGAAAGAGATCTTCTACAATATCATAAATATTTTGCGGCTTTATTAGCTTATTAATATAAAATTTTACATATATTTTTTTTCTTGTATTATCGTTTTCTAATAACATGTCTAGCTGGTTATTTTCTAGCAAAATACCGATTTCAGTAATGCCAAAATTTGAATATTTGGTTATATTAAATCCACGCTCTTGCAGAATTTCTAATAAAATTTTGCGGGAATTATAAATGCTAATAATAAAGCTATTACTGTTTGTCATAATTAACTTATATTAATATATTATCTTTATTATAATTAATTTCAATTATAATAAAAATTAAATATAATATTTTTACTTTTTTGGTTAACAATTTGAGAGTCTAGAGCATGGGTCTTTGGCTATGTTATTTATTTTTACTAATATTTTTACTTTTTTGGTTAACAATTTGAGAGTCTAGAGTATGGGTCTTTGGCCATTTTATTTATTTTTATTAATATTTTTACTTTTTTGGTTAACAATTTGAGAGTCTAGAGTATGGGTCTTTGGCCATGTTATTTATTTTTATTAATATTTTTACTTTTTTGGTTAAACAATTTGAGAGTCTAGAGCATGGGTCTTTGGCCATTTTCATATATTAAAGGGACTGGCATAACCACGCTTTTTTGCCTTTCAAAAAAGTCTTTTAGTTCTAATGTTCTAATGCTTGGAATAACAGGTGTGCAAGGTGTTTCTAGGTTTGTTGATCCAATACCTCTTAGTTGCGATTCTATATCTATAGCATTATTTGCCAATGCATCTCTCGAAATATGGCTTGGAATATATCCAATTGAAGGAATACATTCGCTAATAGGCCTTCCACTAGATGAATGTAAGTAAAGCTTTTCATGTAAAATTTTCTCATAATTGGATTTTTCTAAATTGTAATTTAATTGGCTATTTTTATTTCTAGTAGAAGACATGTTATTATATAATCTATATTATTTTTTTATTTGATTTATTTGATTTATTTGATTTATTTGATTTATTTGTTTTTAAAATAATGATTACCCAAATTTCTTTAAGTAGTTTTCATATATTAAACTAAACGGGTTTTTTAGGCCCCCTTTTTTGGCAGAAAAAGGTTTGTGACCTTTCATGGTCTGGTTATTATAAAGGTTTTTATATGTGTTTTTTTTCTGAAATATATTTTCAGGATTTTTTTCAAAAAAGGACATTTATAAATGTCCTATTTTATGTATATTAAGCCTTTATAAAACTTTGGAAAAAAACATGGAAAAAAACCGGTTTAGACCATAAAGCTCTCAAAATGTTTTTAAAACCCGTTTTTTCTCGCATCATAATTTTTCAAAAAAAATAAAATATTAAAAAAAAATAATTTAGGGATTTTTTATGTACCATTTATATGGTACATATGGATACAAAAAATTTACCCAAAAACCCCTGTTTTTTTTGTTGTGACTTTTGTCACTTTGTATCGTCTAATAAAAAAGATTACGGCAGACATTTATCAACCCAAAAGCACAAAACCCGACAAAAAGATACAAATGATACAAAAAACCCACCCCCAAAACCCCAGACTGTTTACATGTGTAAAGTTTGTAATAAGGCATATAAATACAGCTCGGGACTTTATAGACATAAAAAGAAGTGTATTAGTGATGAAAACATGAATTCAAATGATATGTTAAATAATCAGCTGGCTTTATCGAAAGAATTAATAATGAATGTTGTAAAAGAGCAACAAAATCAGATCAAAGAATTGACAGATACAATAAAGGAATTAATACCAAAAGTGGGAAATAATATTACTACGACTAATCAGAAGTTTAATATTCAAGTGTTTTTGAATGAAAAATGCAAAGATGCTATTAGTATGAGTGATTTTATTAAATCAATAGAGGTTAGCTTACAACAGCTTGATTATACAAAACATAATGGCTTAGTAAATGGATTAAGCAATGTAATAATTGAAAACATAAACAAATTAGGATTTTATCAGCGACCAATATATTGCACAGATATAAAACGAGAGTCTCTTTATATTAAAGAAGCAGATAGTTGGGAAAAAGATATAAATAAGGAAAAGATAAAGCGAGCAATAAAAGATGTATCAACCAAGCAATTTTTTGCTCTAAGCAAATGGACAAAAGAAAACCCTGATTTTCAGAATAATGAAAATAAGCAAGACTATTATACCCACACATTAGTCGCAATCGCAAATAATAAGGAAAATAATGAGGATAAAATAATAAAGAAATTATGCAATAGCATTTACATAAAAGAATGATTATTGATTATTGATTATTTGTGATTATATTTAAATAATAATGACAAATAATGACTACACATTAATAAAATTAAATTATATTACATTTTTAAGTTCGTCAAAATAAGTTTCTTTTGCTAGCTCATTCTTTGCTAGCTCATCATTCTTTTTCTTTTTTTCACTTATATATTTACATAAACATT